AAATGCACGACCCTCACCAGTTCCTAGCGTTGCAACTGAGCGATATCCGGGGTACGTCATCATTCCACCGTCGATCGGAAAAAAATTATAACTTGCTTCGTCCGATAATTTCGGAAAACGACCGGGTTTAGAGCCACCGACAATTTGTAGTTGTTTTATGCTCATGATGTTGGTATAAATCCGTTTCTAAAAGTTGCCTGCGCGTAATTTAAAAACGATCTGCCGCCGAGCATGTTTTCAGCTTGTACCGATAGATCGGGCACATTAATATATTTTAATTGATCTTTGATCATCATCAAATCCTTGGCACTTCCAGTAGGCATGCTGAGGTTGTAATAATTGCAAATTGATTCTGCTAACTGCAGTCGTAAAAATTTACGATAAAACTCGTCAAACATAGCAGATATATCTGTGCTAATAATTAAAGGCGTGTAGCCAAATAAACCTGTAATTTGTAATGGAAATTCTTGTGATGGCTTAAAATATAGCCATATTGTGCTGCCGCTAGGCGATCGTTCCACGTGGTACTTATACGGTAACGAATTAATATTATCAGCTCTTGGCGAGCCAAAATAATCTGCGCGTCCGTCGTTGTAAAGTTGGAAACGAATCGAGTCTAAGTAAAATGTTAAAACTTGGAGCTCTATTAGAGCTGGTATTTCGTATTTTTCTTGTCCAACAACTAGATCAATATCAGTTGTAGTTGTGTACGGTAAAAGCGCACCATTAATATTTAACTGAGATATGATCTCGTTAAGTAAAAAAAGTGCGCTCACCATCTGTGGCGCTGACGGCTGATTACCAATATCAGCACTAACGAGCCCAGAGGTTCGCAGTGCCTTAATTAATAGCTCAGACGCCAGATAAGCCATGCCACCACCTTCTTTTTACGACACAGGGAACGCAACACGCTGTGCGTAATCGTCAACCATGGTAAAGCCGTATAGTGCTGTTAACGCCATACCCATTTGGTTTCCGCCAAACACACTACCGTACACGATGCGGAATGACAAACCACTATCAGGGTCTGAATCGTTAACTGTAATATACGGGCTTTGTTCAGGCAATCGCGGCATTGCGAGATAACGCGCATCGCCACCAACGATCAAGCCCATGCGGTGGTTTGGAAACGCTTGCATAACTTGAGTAGCAACAATTGGAGTATCAATATTTGCGTTAGCGTTAGTTAGATCGCTAATTAACGCGGGATAAATACTCAACGTTACAGCACCAGTACCAACTAGAGCAGTTGCGTCTGCAGTAACACGCACGGTTGCACCTTGCGAGCACGGCTTGTGGCCGATGTACGTTAAAAATTTAACATCAGAGTTAACTACGGCCGGTTTAAAGCGTAAAATATCGCCTGCTTTAAATGTTCCGCTTGGAGTGGTTGTAATGCTAAGGAGTGTTCCAGTTGCGTCAATACTAACTATTTCAATATCTGCGCCCGTGTTGCCGATCGTACCGGACGTGTGGATACGCAATAAATTTGACTGGTAAAACATCGCGTTACCAAAATCGCCAACTTCCCAAGTTGCCGCTAACTCATTGTTACGATCTAACGCAAATTGCTGTAGCCCAGAGCCTGCGATTGTTGCTTGTTTTACGGACGGAATGTAGTATTTTAATTTTCCGTTTTTAGGGCAACCAAAATCTTCAAAGTTTGAAATCGATTGTGCTAATTGCTGAAACGACGAAATTTCGTTCATCTTAGAAACGCCACTTGTGATCGTGAAATCACCAAAAATACGGTACGTATTTGTTTCGACAACACCCCATTGATCAGACTCGATCGCCGATGCTAATTCGCTGACTGCAGCAGTGTTAAAATCATCAACATATTTTTCGGCATTAAAAATAAATTGTGTATTAGTAACTGAGTAACCCACACTTTTAGATTTATCAACAGTTAACGATTGCACTAATTGCACTGCAGGTTGCCATGACACAATTAATCCATCAGTTGCGATAAATCGTGGGGGGCGGGAAAAGTTAACTGTGTCACCTAGGTTGCCAATAAAGTCTTGAAAATTTTCAAACTTTTTGTTCGCGGTTGCAATACCGCAAAACATATTGATCATGTAACCTAGGCCTGATTTTTGGTACGTTGCTACGTTTTGAAACGTGTTTGCTGGATATGACATAAGATATTAAACCTCTAATAAAAGTATTTTAAAGCTCAGGTCAATATATTTAGCGATTACTTTTTTTCATGTGGATCTTTCTCCACTCACTAACAGAAAAATCGCCAGATTTACCTGAGCCGGTTGTGTTAGAGGGCGTGATTTTATCTAGCGGCGCGTTAACTTTTGGCGCAGCCTTTGCCGCGTCATTTGCTTTGATCGTGCTAGATAAAGTTTGAATATAATTTTGCGCAACTTGAACACCACCGACTTGCAACGCACTTAAAATTTGAATAGTTTTTTCAGGGCTCTTCGCAATTTCATGCATTGTTTCGCCAGCATTATCAACAGTATCAGCTAGAGCCCAGATAGCGTCTATTTCAGCTAAGCCGCTCTTCCTGACAATGTCTTCAAAATCTGGTATTCGGTCTTTGATCCCAGTCAATTTAGTTTGCAAACTAGATAGAGTTTTATGCACGTTTTGCTGCATTAAAAGCTCTTGAGCGTCCTTAGTTTCTTTTTCTTTTTGCTTCTGCAACGCTTTAGCTACCGCGTCATCTACATCAATCACTGGCGCTGGCGCTTGTGGCGCTGTTGCCGGTACTGGAGCAGTTAACGTTGGTAGTGACTGCGCCTGCAGTTCAGATATCCCTCTCTCATACGCTTTTCTTTTCTCTGCCGCAACAATCGAGTTAACCTCTGATTGCGTTAGCATTTTTTCGCTCGTTTGCTCTACTGGCTGGATCGCCGCATTATTAATATCCATACGTCCTCTGACTGTTACCCGTGTCACGGTACAACCTAGCAATTACTAGTATTAGATCTGAAACCTTCAGAACTCAGGAATCCTAATTTTTAATTAGTGAATTTAATATTGCGCGTTAATTAACGCTTGTCAACAAAAGCTATCTTAATTTAAAAGTGGTGGTTACTTAGGTTATTTTAGGCAAAAAAAAGCCGTTGATTGTCGCAACGGCTTTTTATTTGTTAGCTTATTATTCTTCCAGTAATTTAAAATCGCTATTAGCTGACACGTAATCATTTGTAAGCTTTTGCAGTCTTAAATTAACAAAGCCCAAGTAGCAATTATTGATATGCAACAATGTGCAAATATCGGATAGTTTGCTAGCGTCCTCTTGGCTAAATTCAACGTTTTTGCCGGACTGGCTTTCTAAACGCTTTTGGCGCAATTGATTGGCAATTTCTTTATTTTTAAAATGCTCGATACTTTTGTCTTCAAAGATATCTGAGAATTCTCTAAACGATGCTGCCATTTCCGCGCTAACTTTAGGCAAAATATCTGCTGGATTAACGATTAACTCTTGAGTAGTCATTATTTTTTTCCTTTTTTGTTGGCATTGCTGATTTGGTTGCTTTGGTTGTCTTCGTTGCTTTCGCAGCCTTTAATGGCGTCTTTACGTGTTTCTCTTTCATTACATTTCTCCTCATTGTTGTTTACATTTTTTACTACATCGTTTGTTATAGTCCCGTTATTTGGGCTTGCCGGTAATCGATTTTGATCAAACGGATTAACCCTAGGCGCACTTATGTACGCGGCTGCGTCTATTAGTGCGGCTGAGTGGCGTGTTATAGCCTCGTTGATCTCGTTGTGCAAGGTTGGTTTAGCACATTTAGCATCGATATCTTTTAATATCTGCACGGTAAAATATTCGTGCTTGATCTTTTCTATCCGCATCTTTAACTCGTCGTTATATAGCGTCATTTAATACCTCTCTTAATTTAATTTTGGAGTCAGCATTTTACCATGATGCTCAATCATACGCACGTGTGTATCGATCATCATTTGCATTTGTCTCATTGCCTGATCTCTAAGTTTGATCTTTTGATTGATACCTTCACGTGCATTTGCATCTTGAGAAATAGACAATTCAACCTCCAGCTCTTCGCGCTCGTTTACCATACGAGCCATTTCAAGCTGCATCTTCATAGTCTCAACAGTTTGTTGAGATTGTGTTTTTTCACGATCAGCCTCAATTTGCGCCATTTTTTGCTGATGACTAAGCTGCATTTGATTTTCTTTAAGCTGTAGATTTTTTTGTGCAATAGCAATCTCTGGTGGTGGTGGTGGCGGCGGCGCATTTTTAGCAGCGGCGATCTCTTCTTGCGCCATTGTTTGTAATTCGTCGCTCCCTTTACAGTCCACGTTTTTAAGCAATATCGGCAATCCAGTCGTAGATAATAGTTTATTTATGCCTTGGTTTGTTTGCGATAATTGAGATAGCAATTTAAGCGCTTTATCTTTTTGACTGGAAAAACTAACGCCAGTAGTGACGTATAGATCTAAACAGTTTGGCTCGTAGCGTAATAAACTGTCCTTGTTTTTAGGATCGTTAACAAAAGAAAACGTGCGGTTACCTGATGCGTCGATTACCGGCATAGTGCGCGGCGTGATATAGAGTTTAGGTATCAAGTCTAGAATAACCTTTATCAGCTGATTTGTTGACGCTGTGTAGTTAATAGTTGGCGGTTTTGACGCGGCATTAGATTGACCGATACCAGTTAATAAAGTCTCCTCTGATATGTTGCTAGGCATCGCTCCTTGTTGCGCCGTGTAGCTACCTAAGATCGTCTGCAACGTGCCGTCCATGTTGTTAAATGCGGCTGATAGTTCTGGCGGTATTGGTGCGCTTGGTAAAATGACAGGACCGCCCAATTGACGTCCGGTTTCCAAGTCAAAATCTTTGTAAACCATTGCGCCGTAATTTTCCTGAGGGTTAATATAAGCCTGCAAAAATACAGGATTTTCAGGTAACGCACTTTGTGAAATCGATAACCGAGTACGCCGCACATCTTGGATCTCACCCAGCATCATATTCGCCATAATATTTTTAGCACGTTGCGTGCCAACAGCTTGTTGCGCGTACGATCGTGTAGTTTGTTTGCCTTTGATCGTAGTGCTAT